TCCCATCGTCCTAACTTATACGCAGGCATATGGTAGGCATATGGCAACATAAATTTAAGAGCGGCGGACATTTTACGACGAGTCATTGGATCTATTTGATCAAACTTAATATTAACCTCGTCCTTTATGATTAATTTTGCTGTAGCCATAATACTATTTTATACTAAAACGGAAAAAAAGTCAATGTAAAAACCGGGGGTTGCCCCCCGGCCACTATCCGCTCAGACAGTGTAAATCTTATACGGTTGGTTGTCTTTGCATACAAGTCGTTTCAACCAGTCGTTTCCATTTCTCATCTTTAGGAGCCATATTATACAAGTCAGCAACCTTGAGAACCATTCGAAGTGATACTTCGCGTAGTTTATCTTTGTTATCATCAATGTAATTAACGATCATCTGATCGTCACCTTCCTTAAGGTTGTGCTCATCAAGCATACCGTCTCCAACAATCTGTTTAATACGCATCATTCTGTCACGCATTGTATCCAGTGTCAGATCCAAATAATGACAACGGGAGATAATGGCTTCCAAGTGATCCTTGATCTTGCCAATTCGATTACCCTTCGTTAGTTTGTCAAACTTCAAGTTTGAAATAAAGATAATCGAACCATGAAATTCAAAGTGATCCGGAATTCCCTCTTGCCGCAGTTTTGAAGAATCTGCATTCCAAAAAATCCTGCGATGCTTACCTGAATCCAAAGCACCTTTAAGAATGTTCAGTGCTAGTTCGTCCCAGAGGATTGTATCGCAATCATCTAGTACCAGCACTCGTCCCTTGTCGCTCCAATTATAAAGTAAGCAATACAAACCCAAGGCAGTCATTGCGCCTTTGACGACCATATACTTAGGGTCCTTGCCGGCGAGTTTATTAAAAGTATGGCGTCTTTCGAGAGTGCTCTCTACACCAAACGATTTACCAACACCTGGAGGGCCTGATACTATCATACCACGTACCGTTCCTTCCATTGTGGCTTCTGTCATTTCCTCAAGAATGTCAAAGCGTTCACGAATTCTCGTAATCGTTTCTTCATCTGTTTCAACTGGCTTGGTCCGTTTTGCTGGATCTGCTGGACCAACTGGCGTGTCGCCAGTTACAAATTCGTATGCTGACTTATCAACAATCTTAATCTGTGCCTTGCCGTTGCTTGATTTGTTCCACGGATGTCCAGAGAACTCTGAACAGTCTACCGTAATTGAGTTTCCCTTCTTGCCCACAGTAAAATCTTTGAGCAATGGAAAAACCATATCTTGTACAGGTTCGTTACGGTACGAGCCAGTAACCTTTACTAACGTTTGAGCGGACATATAGTTACCTATGTTGAAGTTAAAATATTGCTACCCATAACACGATAGCACCAATGATGGCACAAATTGCCAAAATAGCAGTAACCAAAAAATTCGCTAATCCTGGTAAACACTTAACTACCAAAACAAGCAAGATTAGAAATAGTAGAACTTCTATCATTATGTATACATTATACTACGGGTTAGAGATCTGTCAATCTTAAACAACATCATACTCGATATACCGCGGGAAGTTTAGGGGATTTCTAATCATTTATCTTTTCCTTAATTTCTCATTCTATACATATATTATAGCACGAATTGGATATTCGTCAATCTTAAAAAAGTGTGGGTTTTTTACAACAAAAAACCACTTGTTTTAGTAGGGTTTTAAATAAGAATTATTCTCATTATGAAATACCCTGATTTTTATCTGGTTTTTAAGTAAGCATCTAGCAAATTTATGATATTTGCAGTTCCTACCGGATCTGAACTATGTACATTGAATTCAAAATCAACAGGTATAATATTGTAAGCAAGATCCTGGTCTACAAGCCATTTAGCAAAATCATATCCAGTTTTAGCAGTTGCATCACCTAGGTGATGATCAAAACTAATATAAACAGGGCAACCTTTATCTATTACTATATTAACTGCTTCATCATATGTACGAGCCAATAACCAGCCTGGCGTATTCTTAAGTCCGGATCCAACATGTGCAGGAACTCTTATATCGTCAAGATACAACTTATACCTCACAACTAACTCCTATTAAATTACTTTAATATAGAATTTGTTAGTTTAGACATATGTTCATGCAAATTATTTTCTTGGCCTAATTGCCTTTCAAACGCTGCGTTCAAAAATTTTGATGAAAGTGCTATGTCTTTAACAAAATCCTCATCAACAATATTTATATTATTTCTCATAGCAACACCACCTATTGCATCAACACATTCTTGCACTAGCTTTTCTGATTTATTATTATTCATATAACTATATTAACAAAAAAAGTATATTTGTCAATGATAACTCAAAAAGAAAGGACGCCGAAACGTCCTTTCATCAAATGGTCGAGTATTTCTTCTCTAATTTAATTTTCCAATCTTGATACAATTTTAGCAAGTATTTTCTTTTATTATTCTATCGATTTTTACAATACCCTACCACGTATATATTTATAAATTTATAATATATTCTCATTAGTAAGTATGTCTAAATCAGCATCTGTAATGACAACAGTTGAACTAACATTTAATTCAAGAATATTTTCACTTATTACTACTCTTTCTCGACGAAAGTCTGACAACTTTGATTTATATTCTTCATACCCATTACGAACTAATTTTTCATATCTTCCAATAAGTGTGTTAAGCTGTACTCGTTTTGTCAACAAAGTACTAACACCCGTTTCAACATTTGCTTTGCCTACTTTATCTCGCAAACTATACAATACCGACTCTAATTCTTCTACTCGAGTTAACCGTTCTGGTAATTCATTTGATAACTCAGTATCCAAATTTATATCACTGATAGCTTGACGAATTTGCTCCTGTAAAGTTGCGGCCTTGCGTAAATTAATACTCATTACAATTCTCCTTTACAATATATTAATGTAATTATTATACACTATAGACAATCGGTCTGTCAAGAACAATTATCCATTTCTATTACTTATTCGGATTACCATAAAACATATTGATTTCGGAATCTTCGAGACCAGCAACTCGCAACTTAACAATATTATTAATTTGAAACTGCTTTGCTTCAAGTGCTTTTAACACTCCAAGAAACAGATTTCGTAATAAACCAAACTCGTTAATAAGTTCTGTTTGATCAACAATTATTTGTTCACCATCAACATATGCTGATGCATCGCGTGAACTTAATTGCCTATTATACTTTTCTAAATACATTCTAAAAGTTTGTGCTCGTAGCTTTCTTAAATGTATATTTAAATGTTCTAGAATTGCTTCAATTTCTTGCAATTCAGAAAAACGTAATTGTACAATTGCTGGAATAGCACTTGCGGCTTTTTCAATACTTCCAGTAAATTTAATTTCATTACGTGCTATAGCTAACTGCCCTTCATAATAATCTATGCAATCAGGAAGGGCAGCTATACTTTCAACTACCTGTTGATACCAACTGGCCATTAATATTCCTCTTCGTCTTCGTCTTCGTCTTCGGCTTCTTCTAAATGGTCAGTTAATGCCTTGGCAAGATGCGAATCTAAAGTATCACAATCTCTCATTTCTTCAATGTCGCCATTTGTATCATAAAAATCTATAATACTATATGCGGCATCTGCTCTTTCTTTTTGAGGGATATATGGTCTTAACAGACTCCACATCTCTACTATTACATCAGGATTAATATCCATCAATTATCTCCATGTTCATTACAATAACGGATATTTACCTAATCCTCTTCAATTTCTTCTAATACTGAGTCTTCTACAACTGTTTCAAGTACTACACCATCACCTTGCTCTTTCAAAATAACAGGCAATGTATCTGCGTTCCATCCTTTCCTAAAATATATATGTTCTTCACCATCTTTATCAATATATCTTAATCTATTACCTTGTTTAACAAGGACACCAGATTTTTCAAACATATCAACTAATCCGCTGTATGGACTCATACCTGTTTCATATGGAATCTCAACTTGCACTGATTCAAATGGTTTTGAAAATCTTGTTTTCATAACTTTCATTGCGGCTCTAATTCCTAAAACCTCAGAAACCTTATTACCATCTGCATCCACCTTAAGTTTTAATTTCCGCATAGCAACAACAATTGAACTTGCATACACAAACCCTTGGCCGCCTGATATCTTATCATCTGGGTTAAACATATCCTGCGAAGCATATGTATGGTTTGTAACTATAAACCCAATTGGATATGGAGCAATATTATTAACTGTATTACGAATCAATGCTGTAAGTGCTTTAGGCTTGCGTCCTAAATCACCTTTTAAATCACCAGCCTCAAACTGTTTAATGTCGGTTGGCGATAGCAACATTCCCAAACTATCAATAATAATTACTACTTTTGGACAATCTGCATAGTCATTGCCCTGGTTTTCTTCTCGATAACCTTTAAGGAATTCTGATAGGGTTTTAGCAACACTATCAATCATAGATATATTAATTTTTAGAAGTTTGTCTTCACTTGTATCTACACCAAGTGCCTGTAGCCAAGTATTATCAAGTGCATTTTCACTGTCCATCATAACAACAAAGCAACCAGAATTCTGTGCATTGCGAGCCAAATTACCACTTACAACTAAACTTTTACCTGAACCGGATTCTCCAGCAAACATAGTTACCTTACCAAGTGGAACACCTTTATAATAGTCTCCACTAATAAGATAATTTAATGCATAACTGCCAGTGTCAATCCAGTCCTTAGGATCATTGAAGCCTAAACTTAGACCGTCAATGTTTTTTGTTAAACTTTTTCTTAACTTAGAAAAATCATAGGGTTTTACCATTTATTATCCTCCGTGAAATAAGAGGGGGCGAACCCCCTCTTGTATGTTTTCAAGCCGACTCTGTTTCAGTCTTTTTACGATTACGAATCATAGCAAGAATTTCATCTGCACTTTTGTTATTGCCAGATGTTTCCTCACTAACTGTTTCTGTTACAGTTTCAGATTCAGTTGTATCGCTTGCTGTAACCGCCACTGTTTCAGTTTGAGCAACTTGTGCAACTTGTACAGTTTCAGTTTTCGTTGATGCTGAGACACCATATGGACGATAATGATCGCTCCATTTTGCTGGGTCATACAGTTCACCATCTACAGATGCCTGAAACATGTCATAAATTACTTTCACACCATCAGCTGATGGCCTCTTTGGAAGATAATCATTTAAAGTAAACAAACCATGTGCACTAACAGAAGTTAATTCATCTTCCGATAAACTTCGTTCTCGTCGTGCCCAGTTTGATGTTGAATAATCAGCATACTGACCTTTTTGTGTCTTAGTAAGACGGAAATCAGTTCCTGCTGTATAATCAGTTGGTAAATTTTCCATTTCTGGATCCATTAATGCCGCTTTGATAATCTTATAAATCGAAGGATTTATAACAAAACGCCTAATGGGATTTTCTGGAGTTGCGTCACCTTCCAATGGATTATTTACAACAAATCCTTGAAAGATGTATGAACGCTTTTTCCAATACTTACGTCCGATATCCTCAAGTGCTGGATCTTTGAACCATGGACGAATTTCTGCGTGTACTGGACAAGTCTCGCCCCACATTTCTATACACGGTACGTTTACCGTAATAGGTTTTGCTTCGTCCTGTCCTTTCACACCTGGAAAAGGCATACGAATCATTTGGCGCTCTTGCCAAAAGAATGTATTGCTTTCGTCCCCATCGGGAAGAAATCGTAATGTTGCTGTAGTATCGCTAGGGATATTCCAAAACGCATAAATTGCGTTATCTGTTTCGCGAGTACCAGTCTGACGCTGGTCCTGTGCCGCGAGTTTTGCTCTTAACTCTGCCAATGTAGCCATATATTTTCTCCTTTATTAGCCTAAATATTAGTTTTAAAATTAAGTATAACTTAATTAAATACATTATAGTATCTAATTGAACAAATGTCAAGTAAAAAATAACAAAATTAACAATAAATATTATATAGGTATTTATCTTACATGTCAACATATGAATAAGAAACATTTCTGCTACATACCATTTGATGGTATTACAATCGATCCGCGAGGTCTTGCTCAATTATGTCCTGTCTGGTCAGATGAGGCAGACCACAGTCTACATGACTTTACAAAATCAAGTACTACAATAGAAAACATATTCTATGGTGATCGTATAAAAGAGATTAGAGAAAAAATGCTTAACGATGAATATATTGACGCATGTAATTATTGTTATAGCAAAGAAAAACACAATCTAGAAAGTAAACGACTAAAATATGCTAATGGGAGGATACGCCTACCAACCGATATTGAACCAAAAATTAAATATCTCGATATTAGTTTTAGTAATCAATGTAACCTTGCTTGTGCTATGTGCAACAGCATTCACAGTTCTCATTGGCATCAACAAGAAAAGTCTATGCCGCCAAAAGCAGTTAATGCACTAAAAACACATTACAACTATAACCAATTTAAACCAGTTGTATTACAAAAGGAAGTACTTGAGTCAATATTAGATAACATTAACGATTTGGAATTACTAATTATAAAAGGTGGCGAGCCTTTGTACGATAAAAATTGTTTAACTTTCTTAGACAAAATCAGCAAAGTAAAACCAACTCTCAAAATAAGAATGGTTAGCAACATAACATCCATACCTAAAAAAACTTTAGAAATTTTTGATAAACTAAAAGATATAGAAATTTTTGCCAGCATCGACGGCATACATAGAACATACGAATGGATACGTGGTACAAACTTTAATAACATTGACAAAAACTTTCAAGTATTACTAAATCATCCAAACATAACACTACTTGGTATTAACTTTGTATTAAGCATATACAATGTTGGTAACATGATTAATACTTTTAACTATTTTTCAAAGTATCAAAATAAAATTTTTGATAGCAATAGCATAAATGTATATCCAGCAGTACAACCATACTTGTCTGCTAACTTACTATTAGAAGAACACAAAGAAGTAACATTTAAAAACATAATAAAAGAAGTACAAGAAAATGTTTTTAAAATTAGTCCAATAGAAATACAAAGTATTGAGAATATAATTTTTAATGTTAAAGATCCGTTTCCTGTAATGAGCAGAAAAGAAAATACATATAATGAACATCAAGCATTTGTTGAATTTACTAATTGGATGGACACTGTTCGTAAATTTAATATACAAGACGAACAC